ACATTAAAAAAATGTACCAATGGCTATACCAAGTAGAGTAAAATCAATAATGGACAAAAATGGATTAAAATCCGTTAATAATCCTAAAAAAACTCCAAATAATCCAAATAAAAGTCATGTTGTCATGGCTTCAGAAAATGGAGTTTATAAATTAATTCATTTCGGGCAGCAAGGTGTAAAGACTAATCAGACTGTCGGACAACGTGAGGCATTCAAAAGTAGACACGCAAAGAATATATCAAAAGGAAAATTATCAGCTGCTTACTGGGCAGACAAAGTTAAGTGGAGTCCTAGTAAGACTTCTTCACCAAGTAAGAAATGGATAAAAGGATCATGAAAAGTATAAAAACACCTAGCCCTAAAAAGGCTTCTATAGCAAAGACAATAAAGTCTAAAGGAGTGCCTAAGTTTAAGATGCCAAAAGCACCAAAATGCTAATATTGTTTTTTTAGTTAATTTTGTAACAAATTAAATCAAATATAATGAGTGAATTCAAAGTTAGAGCTGTAGAGTTCGAAGAGAAGTCTGTAGTTGAACACGAACAAGAACTCGTAGATAGACACGAGAGAGAAGTTGCAGGAGATGCAACTGAATCAGTAACCGATGAGCCAATAGCTGAGGTAACTGAAGAGACAGTAATAAATAGTGAACAGGCAGTACCTGTCACTAATGATATAAAAGAAGAGGACGTTCTTTCACATCTTAGAAGCAGATACAATAAAGAGATAAACTCTTTAGATGATTTGTTTGCGCAAAGAGAAGCTAACGATGAACTACCTGAAGACGCTGCTGCTTTTTTAAAGTTTAAGCGAGACACTGGTAGAGGAATAGAAGATTTTGTACGACTTAACAAGGACTTCGATAAGATGGATGAAAAGTCTGTCTTGTATGAATACTATAAGAGTTCAAATCCAGAGTTTGACGATGAGGATATCTCATTTAAGATTGAAGAGCTTTCATACGATGAAGACTTCGATGATGAGAAGGATATCAAATCTAAAAAGTTAGCATTAAAACAAGAGCTAAAAAGAGCCAAGCAATATCTAGAAGATCAGAAGGAGCAGTATAAAATTCCGCTTGAGTCAAGTAAGAGTTTTGTTCCAGATGAAGATAAGGATGAGTTTGAATCTTATAAGCAATATAAGCAACAGGTGACAACATCTGAGCAAGAGGCACGCAAAAGGTCTGAGTATTTTGAAGCTAAAACAAATGAGTTGTTTTCAGATAAGTTCGAAGGTTTCGGATTTAATATCGATGACAACAAGGTTGTTTACAAGCCGTCAGATACAAAGGCAATAAAGGAGCAGTCAGATATTACTAAGTTCATTAAGAACTTTTTAAATGAAGACGGTTACGTTAAAGATGCGGAACTTTTTCACAGAGCTATTACCATTGCTTCAGACCCAGATAAGTTTGCTAAATTCTTTTATGAGAAGGGCAAATCGGATGGTGTCGAAAACATAGCTGTTGAATCTAAGAATATAGACATGGGTCGTCCTGCAACAACGGTAACACCAAAGCAAGGCTTCACTGTTAGATCCTTAGACGGAGACAATATAGAGTATAAAATAAAAAGTAAAAACAAAAACTAAAAAAAATGGCAGGTTCATTATCGGTAACTCCTACGTTTGAGTTACAACCAAGTTCAAAAAAGGCTACGTTGCAGAGCAACTACCTTACTAATTTCGATTTCTTAAACCAGTATCTACCTGATACAATGGAGAAAGAATTCGGACGTTATGGAGATCGTTCTATCGGGTCCTTCCTTCGTAACATGAGTGCTGAAATTCCTTCTAACTCTGACTTGATTAAATGGTCAGAAGAAGGTCGTCTTCACACTAAGTATATTAACGTTACTTCTGGTGCGGCTATCACTTCTGATACAGCTACATTGACAGTTGCTGATGCTGGTATTACAGCTTGTAACTTCCGTGTTGGTCAGACTGTATTCATTTCAGCTAACGCTTCTTCTGTAGCTAACAGAGCTATCATCACAGCTGTATCTGGTCTTACATTTACAGTTGCTTACTATGAGGCAGGTGGTCAGACTTTTGCTTTAGGTGCAGTAGTTACTTGTTTCGTTTACGGTTCTGAATTCAAAAAAGGAGCTAATGGAATGCAAGGTTCTTTGGAGGCTGAAACTGAAATCTTTGAAGTTTCTCCTATCATCATCAAGGACAAGTTTGCTATCTCTGGTTCTGACATGGCTCAAATCGGATGGATCGAAGTTGAAGGTGATAACGGAATGGGATACCTTTGGTACTTGAAGTCTAAGCATGAGACTCGTCTACGTTTCGAAGATTACCTTGAAATGATGATGGTTGAGCACGTTGAGGCTGAGGCAGGTTCTGGAGCTATCGCTGTAACTGGTGATGTTGGTAACAAAGGATCTCAAGGTTTACTTTCTTCTATCGAAGAGCGTGGTAACGTATGGTCAGGTGGTGTTCCTTCTACATTGAATGATTTCGATACAATTCTTAATCGTTTGGATAAGCAAGGTGCAATCGCTGAGAATACTATCTTCGCTAACCGTACATTCTCTTTGAATATTGACGATATGTTGGCTGCTCAAAACTCTTACGGAGTTGGTGGTACATCTTATGGTCTATTCGATAACGATGAGCAAATGGCAATCAATCTTGGATTTACAGGATTCCGTAGAGGTGGTTATGATTTCTACAAGTCTGACTGGAAGTACTTGAATGATGCTACTCTTCGTGGAGGTCTAGTAGGTGGTGTTGTTAACGGTGTATTAGTTCCAGCAGGATCAACGAATGTTTATGACCAAGTTCTTGGTAAAAACACAACTCGTCCGTTCTTGCACGTTCGTTACCGTGAGACAGCAAACGAGAATCGTAAGTATAAGACTTGGTTGACTGGTTCAGCAGGTGGAGCACAAACTAGCGATCTTGATGCAATGGAAGTACACTTCCTTTCTGAAAGAGCGTTGTGTACACTTGGAGCTAACAACTTCTTTATCTTCAAATAAAAACAACCTAGAGAGGGGCATCAGTGTCCCTCTCTATTTTTTTTCTTATAATTCAAATTAAAATCAAATGAAAACAACAAGAACATTCTTGCTTAATAGCAAGAAATCACCAGTATCATTTATTCTTCAATCTAGAGATCTTCCTACTAGAAGACTACTACACTTCGATGAAGAGAAAAAGAAAAATCGCAGTCTGCGATATGCAAGTAATCAAACGTCACCATTTCAAGATGAGCAAGATGAGAACTCTATTTTAGAGCCGATTATCTTTGAAGATGGGGTACTTACAGTGCCAGACACAAATCCAGTTCTTTATGAGTTCTTAAGTTTACACCCAAGCAATGGAGATGTATTCTACGAATGGGATCCTGCTAAGGATGCTGAGGAAAAACTTAACATGGAGAACTTAATTCTTGATGCTAAGATTGAGGCACGATCATTGAGTCCTGACAAGATGGCATCTATAATAAGAATCTTTACTGAAAAGAATACTGAAAAGATGTCATTAAATGAACTTAAGTGGGAGGTGATGAATATTGCTGAAAACTACACTGAGGAGTTCATGAATGCAATTAATGACCCAGAACTAGCGGTAGATGACATGGCCTTCAGAGCAATCAAGGATGGATATGTATCGGTTAGAAATGGTGGTCGTGATGTTCATTACAACTTAAAAGACAACAAAAAACGAATGTTCTCTGTACCTATGGGAGAGAGTGCTGAGAGTGCATTATCTGCATGGATGCAATCTGAAGATGGGCAAGATTTCTATATATTCCTAACTAAAGAATACGAAGCATAATATTTTATATCTTTGTACTTTACTAACCAAAAAAAAAAATAAAAAGACATGGAGAAGTTTTTAAAAATCCCTGTAACTGGTGAGCAGTTTCAACTTGTTTCTGCTACTGGAATCGTTCTAATTGAGCAAGCTACTACAGGTACAGTTACTATCGCTTATAAAGGTGGAAGTACTAGTACAGATGTAATCACAATTACTCACGCTACTGCTGGAGCAGGAGACGAGACTATGCGTGATGCTATTCAAGACGCAGTAGTTGCTGCATTGCAGACTCCTTGGTATGCTGTTGCTTATGAAGTAGCAAATCTACCTTACGCAGTTTCTGGTATTGCAGTTGCATAATAGTTTTAGCTATTAAGCTTAAAAGAGGGTTGACACATTGTTGACCCTTTTTTTATTATCTTTGCACTATGATAAATGAAGTTAGAAATACGGTATTGGCTGTATTGAGCAAGGACAATAGAGGGTATATTACTCCAGAGGAGTTCAATCTATTCGCTAGACAGGCTCAACTTGAGATATTCGAACAATACTTCTACGATTACAGCAATCATATAAATAAACAAAACGCTAGACTTGATAACTCAGGATATTCAAACATACCTGAAAGATTGGGTGAAGTTATAGATAGATTTTTAGTTGACTTGGCATTAGGATATGACTCTGGATCTGGTAAGTTTTTTGCACCTGGAGACGATAACTTACTTACACCTAAGCAGTACCATGCAATTAGACTTACATATAACAATTCAACAGAAATAGAGAAGGTAGCATTCAATAAGATATTGTATTTAGTTAACTCTAACCTTACTGCACCAACAGTTAAGTATCCAGTATACACGCTTAATGACTACAACTCATCAAATGCAAGTATACAGGTTTATCCAACTACAATTACAAGTAATGTAGTTATGAGTTACGTAAGACATCCATTTGATCCTAAATGGACATGGCAAGTTCTAGCAGGTGGTGAGCCTGTATTTAATCAGTCAGCTGCTGACTATCAAGACTTTGAGTTGCCTCTTAGTGATTCAGCAGAGTTAGCTCTTAAGATATTACAGTATGCTGGCGTGTCTATCGGTGAGAATGATGTCGTTCAGCTTATGGATGCAGAAGAGACTAAGGACTCACAGAAAAAACTTTAACGTATGGCATATATAAATAATCTTCAGTACTATACAAATAATGGTAACACTCCAAATAATTTAAATTGGGGTTCTTATCAATTTGTATCTATGGATGATGTTGTAAACAACTTCATGTTGATGAACATAGGTGACGATAAGTTGCTTAACAACGTAAAGAGACATGAGGTTATATTTCATGCTAAGAGAGGTATTCAAGAGATAACTTATGATGCCCTTAGAAACTTTAAGATTATTGAGATCCAAATGGGTGATAATCTTAAGTTGATTATGCCTCCAGATTATGTTAACTACGTAAGAATATCTGTAAACATTGAGGGCGTACTATATCCATTACATGAGAATCTAAGTGCTAACTCAGCTACTGCATACTTACAAGATAATAATCAAAACATATTATTTGACTTAGACGGAGAGGTTCTTACGGGTGAATCAGTTCTAGATATAAGGAGAGGTGAACAGCAGCAGTACTTTGGACCAGGCACATTTAACGGATACTACGGATGGTCTTACAATGGGAATTGGTACTTTGGATATAACATTGGTAGTCGTTACGGTCTACAGACCGATACAGCAAACGTAAATCCTACCTTTACTGTAAATAGAGCAGCAGGTGTAATTGACTTCAGTTCTGGAGTTAGGAATCAATTGATTGTCATTGAGTACATATCTGACGGCATGGAGAATGGTAATGATGACGCTATTACTATAAATAAGTTAGCTGAGG